ACCGCACTGGCATATTGGGTGAGGAACTTCTTCATGGATTGACTTAGTAATCTCAAACTCGATCCCGCAATCGGGACACTTAAATGGGTAATCTGCCACTAGAACTCCACTCCGAAATACCAAACTCCAAGTTCAAAGCAAATGCCGTACTTAGATATATCAAAACCAATGCTGACAAATGATTTACGCCCGCGAACTATCTTCATTTAACTATCCTTTTCATAACTAAAGAAAGCTGCAACAGCCTCGGAATGGCAACAGGGAGTGACCATGAAATCATTCTCAATATCAAACAGCAGGTTTGTTGGAAACCATTCGTTCTGCCCATTGCGACACCATCCGCAGAAGCCTAGTTCTTTATCGTGCCAGTTGTAGCGATCCAGAAAGTCTTTATATTCCTGTTCGGTTGGCTTACGGATTTCACCGCAGTGGTCAGCGCAAGTGCGAAGATCTGGCGTACTCATCATGCCACCTTAACAATCACGCGCTCAATAACTGAATCGCAGTTTGAGCAATATGGGTTTTGAAATTCGCGCTTATCATAATACTTATACTCGCCAGTATGTTCGCGAGCGCAATTAGAATTGGAGCATCCAACAAACACGCGAGTTTTCATCGCAGCACCTTCTTTGGAAGCGCAATACAAGTAGGGCAAATATATTCAGCTCCGAATGATCCGAATTGTTTCTTCCATCCTTCGGGCAACATACCGCCCTTGATTTTTACTGTGTTGGTACAAGACCAACAGGTTAATATAAGAGTCATGCTTCACCTTTCGTCGTGGGAATTTTCCCTTGTGACCGTAATCTATTCCTGATTCATTTCCGTGTCAACAACCTTTGCACTTCCATATCCCGCGTCGCGCAGAAGATCCAGCATTGCACTCATTGGCATGACTGCCCACCATTGATCGACTGAGTTAAGTCCAACGCCATTAGGTTTGACAACTAAAATTCCGTAGTCAGCTTTTGCGTTGACGCGCTCGACTTCGGTTTCTTTAATCCACTCTGGGAACTTGTATGACTTGTGATTTTTAATTTCAAATACAAGTCCAGGCGCACCAGATACATCGCCCATGTCATTGACTCCGCTTAATGCGCGGCGTTCAACAAAAGGGAATGATTCTAGTACGCGTTCGTTCTTAACGAAAGCTGATTCTGCGCTAGTGCCTTTTTGTTTAGACTTACTCATTGACAACAACTGCAACAAGTTCAGTCACTACTTTGTGGCAGTCACCACAATCTCCAGTGAGATACAAGTCATAGGTGTTGTTATGGTCTGGGCCGTCAATTGCGCGAACTACTAGGCGCTCATGGTTAATAATGATGGGATCTCCCACCATCAAAGCCGATGGAGCCACTTGGGTTATGGTCATTCATACTCCTTATGCGTAACCGTTACGGTTTAGGGTACGCTGATTGCGCCCACTTAGCAAGCAATTCAGCCTTCAATTCTGGTGGCAATGGCACTGCATTTTGACGGGCGATCTCAGCCTCCTGTGCCAGTCTCAGTGACCTTTTGCGCTCTTCTTCATCCCTTTCCTTAGCCAATGCCTTCTCCTTCTCCTGAGCCTCCTGGGGGCTTAATCGGCGGGGTGGCAATTGACCATCATGCCAACGCTCTTGCTCAAGCCAACGAGCTGGTGCGGGCGTGAAGGTTAGATCCAGATTAGGGTCTGCGGCTAGGCGCTGTGCTGCCTCGACTATCTTTTCTGGTGGGTATTTAGTTATGGCTATTGCCCACGCCTCGCGAGCGCTTTTCACGCTGGCTTTGCGAGGGTAGGCGTTCCAGAACTGACCAAATAAATCAATCATGGTTACTCCATCTGTCATACGGTGAGACTGACTTAGGGCGAATATGTCGCTTTATCTCAGCTTCACTCACGCCAAATTGCTTCATCTCGGCTAATGTCTTACTGCGCCATTCCACCTTAGCAATGCCAGCAACGGCATCTCTTTCGGCGCTTGTCATTCCACCCCAAACTCCATAACTCTCATTCTCAAAGCCCCACTCTAGGCACTTTTCAAATATCGGGCATGAGGTACACAACTGGCGAATACGATCCATCTTCAACTTGCGTTCGGGTGAGGCTTGGCGAATTTCTTCTACATCATAAAAGATATTCGTATCTAATCCTTGGCAACTGCCTTTAGACCAATCTACGAACGACGCATAGACGCGCATCCAACCTCCCCAGTTGCGTCGTACCACTGGCATGAAGCAAAACAAAAATGCTTAGGCTTCTCTGGTTCTGGGATCTCTCGCTTCTCGGCGCTCTCTTTAACTTCTTCAAGCCATTTCAACCCAGACTCAGCAAGTTCACGGTTGTATGGTTCAGAGTGAGTCTTAATATGTTCCATCTTTCCATCGCGAGCGATAGATACTAATGAAACTTCTTTGGGTGTCTCGCCATTTTTCTCTAGAATATAGGCATACAAATTCACCTGCATGATTTGTTGTTCTGATGGAAAGTAACGCTGACCAGCTTTGGTAGTGGTTTTCCAGTCAACGACTAGACCCTTATCGCGGATGTATAAATCCGTATGCGCTGGCAATCCATCATCATCTAGTTCTTGTTCGATAAGGAAGTTATCACCAAATGGATCTTCTGACTTGATGGCTTGAGCAATCATTTCGTGAATTGCTGTACCCATAATCGAAGCCAACTTGTCTGGCGAATGAAGTTTAGGTGCATCAATCAGTTGGTAGTAAACCTGCCGTCTGCATCCACCAATTTGCGATGGGCCGATCTCGACCTGCTTTGAACGCGCTCTCCTAGAATCCCAGTTGTTCAATGCGCGGGCAAGCATGGTTCCTAAATAGGCATTTGTCTCTTCGCTCATCGTTGTGCCTTTCGGGTTAATTCAGAGAAGTATTGTTGTCTCTGATCTTGGATGCGTGAGTAGGCAACTAGGTTGCGGATAATTTCGTGAGCAATTTTCTTGGCTTGAAAGCCAGTGAAGCCTCTCTCAACTAATGCCTGAGTTACCACTTCTTCCCGTGTCATTTCTTTCCTTTCGCAGCAGTAATCGCCAGAGCCTTAGCCTTGAGGAAACCCTGTTCAAAGTCTGAGTTGGATACGGTGGTAGTAAGCGCTTCAATTTCTTTTACGATAACTGCGCGCCAATAAGATTCAGCGATTGGGTTGTTAAGTATCTCTTCGCTCATTGGAGATCCAGACTTGCGCGTACCGATGATCCGATACTGCGGGCTAAATCAACCTGAGTCTTGAGACGAGATGCGTTAGCGCGTGAAGCACGAACAACAGCTTCGGCAGATGCCAATAGCAGGTGCAAGTCCTCATTCTCGACTAATGCAAAGTCATCTTTCTCGGTTGCAGTTAATGGCTTGCCATTGGCGTTCTTCTCAGATGCCATGCGGATACGAGCCTTGGCAAGTCCAAGTTCATACTTTGCTTTGACATCGTTGTAGTTGGTTTCGGCTGACTCTAACTGGGCTTGGGCAACATCAATCTCCTTGGAGAGTTGAATCATCTTCTGTTCAACCTGTGCAGGGGTTACGATGATGTCTGTCATTTCTTCTCCCACAATACGATGATGCGTGAATGAGATTGAGAGCGAGTTGTCTTTGCGTATCCTCGCTTAGTCACCAAACCAGCGTGTGACCATGTGCGAATCTTTGATCCGATGGCGTTATTAGAATTCGGTGTTCGTTGGTCGGGAAATCCGATTGAAGTAATCATGTCCTCGGAAGTAAAGGTGTTACCAGGAATCAAGGTTGCAAACCAATCCTCAGCTTTGCGTGACCACTCTCTTTGAAAAATGATGGCTAGTTGTGAGCCTTCATTCGCTAGTCGCTCTCCAACCTCGACGCTCATTCTGCATCAACCACTTCTGTGTTATTCAACTTATCTGTCAGTTCCTTAACGCGAACATTGATTGCTTCTTTAAGCGTTGTTCCATTAGCAGGAACATCAAGAAACGCAGATTCAGTTGACCAAATCTTGCGAAGTTCATCAATAGTTTCTACTTCTGGAATTGACTTAATAATAAGTTCTGCATCAGCAATCATCTCTGGTGCGTATTGAACTGCCTGTGGAATTGAAGTAACTGGCTTTGCTTCTGCTGGCTTCTTATCTACATCTGCCTGAGCCATCTCTTCGCTGGTATAAATACCAGAGAGATCATTAGGAAATGCTTTGCGAAGTGCAAGTGCTTCTGCGCACTTCGCGAGCATGAGGTCTGGCATCTTCTTCCAGATTGGGTTCTGTGGAACTGCGTATGAATCCCACTTGGCAACTGCCCATGTTGGGTTCTGAACATCCTTGTAGTAAACGCCAACGCGAGCTGCAACTGGTGGAGTTGTTGCCAACCACACATCAGTCCACACGCCATCCTGACCGCACCACTGAGTTGGAGTCTGACCGCCGTAGTTGCCAGATCGTTGCGCGACAATACGAAGTCCATCGATGGATGCCTGGATGCCCCACTTGCCACCTCGGTTAATCATGTAAATCTGGCGAGCAAATGGATCCAGCCCTGTGCGCTGGCAATAGTTAAAGAAAATATCCAAGTCACCTTGGGAGGCGTTCTGTACGCCAATTTGCTTGAGAACTGCTAGTTGCTTATCTGTCCATCCGCTTTGATCGGACTGAACTACCAATGTACCGCTCATCTTTTACCTTTCGTCTGGGGTTTTATTTAACCCGTGTGTGCGTAATCTATAGCCAAAGATTACGGGGTGTCAATAACCCGTTTGCCCGTGTCGTGAGAGGATTCTCCCTATGACCACAATCATCGGAGTTGAGTACGAGGACGGCTGTACCCTCATGGCTGATAGCCGTACTACCGATTCCGAGGGGCGAATTTATAGTCACCCAACTATCACAAAGCTAAATAAGCGTGGCGATTTTATTATTGGTGGTTCTGGTGAAGCATCACCCTGCGACATCGCCCAGCATCTTTGGATCCCACCTAAGTTGACGGCGAGAGATAAGAAAGACTTGGTTCATTTTATGATTACCAAGGCGATGCCGTCTCTTCGTAAATGCCTAATCCGACATGGCTATAACTTCAATGAACCATCATCTGAGATGCGCTTTCAGTTTCTTATCGCAGTGGGTGGATATATCTTTGATGTCGATCAAGAACTGGTTGCGTCGAGAAACGATCCTGGAATCTACGCCGTCGGTTCTGGATCTTCTTATGCTCTCGGCGCTCTCCATGCTGGAGCTGACATCCTAGAAGCAATGAACATAGCGGCTAGACTGACTGCATTTACAGCTCCGCCTTATATTCAGATCAGTCAACCGCGTTAACTAAGCGGTTAATAATCCATTCGACTACTGGCACTGCAACGGCATTACCCATTTGCTTGTAGCGATGTGAGTCTGCTTGTCCCTCAGTCCAACCATCTGGGAATCCTTGAAGGCGCTCGCACTCTGTTGGTGTAAGTCGGCGGACAACTGGTGGTTGATCGATAAACAACTGGGCATGATGAGATTGCACAGATGGTTGATGGGCTTGTAGTGCAAGAGATACTTCTGTTTCAGTCGCACTAAAGTTATTGGCTTTAGCATCTTCGCGGATTGAATAAGCAACTGCTTGTCCTCCTGTCCGATCTAAGGTGTAAGAAGGAGCATCTTCTGCTCCGACTCCCAATCCATTCTGATTCTTTTCCATGTCTCTTCCATCCTGAATTGGAAATACCATTGGTACGTTTCCTCCACCAGTTCCGTATCGTGAAATAACTGTCGGTGCTATCTGATCTTCGTAAACTCTTACATCACCAACGCGAGTCCCATCGATGATGAGAACGGTTGCGTATGACTCTCCATTGTTATCCATGCGGTTCAATGTAGGAACTACCCCTCCCTGAATCCAAGTTTCGTAATCGTCATAAGAAGAGGCGCGTTTGCCTTTACTGAACCACATCGACAACCTGCAATAGATTGTTTTGAATTGCTTCGTTGCTCATTTGACCTTTGATTAAATCAGATACAGTTAAAGTTCCTACCGTATGCTTTCGAGCGCGCTCTGTAACTGCGATGGAAGGCGCTTGCCCCGATTGCTTGCTCGCCTCAAAATACCTGCTGCGGCTTTCGCGGAGATCGAGTATTTCTTGAGGTGATCGCCCGCTGTCTCCAAGACTTCCGACAATAAAGACTCTTCTGCGCCGTTGGGGTACTCCAAAGTATTGAGCATCAAGCACCCGCCATCCCACGCGATACCCGCGCTGGACCAACGCTTCAATGACAACGGCCATGTCTCTTCCGTTATTGCTGGAAAGTAAACCAGGGACATTTTCGAGGATAAAGTTTTGCGTTCTTGTTTCGTCAAGGAGTCGGCAGATTTCCCAGAAAAGTCCAGACCGTTTTCCCGCCAATCCTGCTCGCTTACCAGCGACGGACAAATCTTGGCAGGGAAATCCTCCTGTAATGATTCCATCGACGGGATCGAATCCTGCTGAAATGAGTTGCTCACCTGTTACCTCCGTAACATCGCCAAAGATTGTTGAATTCGGGAAGCGTCGGCGTAGCACTTCCTGAGCCTTGTTATCAATTTCTACTGACGCGACAACTTCTACGCCACTTCGTTCTAGTGCGAGGTCAAATCCTCCTACACCAGCAAACAAACTAACTGCTTTCATTTTCACCTTTTTCTTTTCCTTTGAACTCAAGCATTGAGAAACAAATAGGACAATCTAAATCATCGTTAATCGAAGTGATGATTACATTTCCGCAACCAGGACACTCGAACCTAAACATCAGTCTAGCCATATTTGGTATTGAGAAGTAACGCGGCCCTTCACTGGATCAATAAAGTGAAGTCGCTGAGATGGAACGCCTGAGACTGCCATTGAGTCTCTTGCGTAGCGGTTATCGGACTCAGTAGATCCAGTCCAATAGATAGAACCTGTCTGATCTGACATTGGTTCTTGTGCGAATCGGTGGTAGTGACCTAGATAAATATCTTGGAAGAACCATTTGAATGAGCCAGCCTTCCATCGGTTTCCTGCTGCTTGCCAAGCTGCGGGAGATGCAAAGCCAGCACGACCAACTTCATCGCCGTGCATCAAGAGTGCGCGATAGTTTCCAATCTCGACCTTCTGAATATCTTCTGGGCAATCTTCCCAACTAAGGCGCTTCTCTCCTGCGAGTAACTGGCGCGCTAGTTCGTAACACATACGGTCAAAGTTATCTGCCTTTGGTACATGGTCACGCTTTGATCCGATGCGTCCGTGGTTTCCCCACTCGGCAACAACCTTAACGGTTTCAAATTGCGTCAAAAGGTAACGCACAAAGTCCACCATCAAACGAGAGACTGTCGTGTATTGCTCGAAGAGAGTGCTATCAACTTCCCAGAGTTGTCCAGGGTAGTTAAATAAACCTTCAATCATGTCCCCGCCAAACATCACTACGCAGTCCTTAACTGGGTGATGCTTACGGGCGATCTCGGTAATCTCTACAGACTTGTAAGCAAAGTCCATGACTCGCTTCTTCATTACCTCAGAGTTGTACGAGGTAGTTATCTTGGCTCCTTGCCAGTCCGTAGCATGGAGTAATGCAACCTCAGCCTTAGATTTGCGAGTATCTTTCTTTGGCGCTTCTACGGGCTTTATATGACCCATGGCAAGCATCGCATCGTAGGCAGCACGAAAGACCGCTTCGCCCATGAGTTGATCTCGTTGCTTCTGCTTCTGTAGTTGTTTCTGAGTATTGATAAGAGCCTTGCGGAGTTCCACAATTTCTGGATCTTTATCTTTCTCAATCTGTTCTAAATCATCTTTTAGCGACACGTTGGCACTCCCCACGTCGATGTCTGCCGAGAGTTCCAGTTGCTAGATCAAAGCCGTTAGCCTTGAGAACTTTACTGATAGCTGAATGGGAAATAGATTTATCGTCCATCTTTGCGGTGAGCAACTTGCGCTCTTCTGGCGGTAGGTTTTCTAGCAATGTGCAAGTAGAACACCAAGAGCGTGGCTTATCAACGAAGTTAGCCTCATTCTTTAGATCATCTAGTAGTCCCATTAAATACCCACAAACTCTCTGATAAGGCGTATGTAGCCTTCTTTATCGTCGTATGAATCCTTATGAACTGGGTTCTGAAATATGCGTACTGTCTTTAGCGCATCCATCATCAAAGCTACTTCGTGTGGCTTGATGTCATCGATGCGAAGCAAGGCTCCCCAGATACGACCAATGGCTAAGAAGTTATCCTCAGCATTGCCATATTGTTCTTGTCTTTCTTCAAGAATCCTATCGATCATATTCACCCTTTCTAGTGGTGGGCAGAGCCTAACAGATTATGGTTAAGATTTGAAGCACGACACAAAAGAAAAACCCCCGCGAAGGTGAAACGCGAGGGTCTTTCAGCCGATTAGGAAGGGCTGAGGATTACGATACAGCAAATGCTCCACAATTGATAACAGGAATCTCTGGCGAGTCTGTGATTCTTGCCCACACTAAATATGTTCCTACTGCAAGGTTTTGGATCATCACGCCGATTTCTCCGTTAAGAGAAGTCGAAGCAATCCAAGTAGATGGACGGGCGTTCTGAGCAGTGATAGAGACTTCAATATCAGCAGCAGTTGTGAACGGAGTCCCATCAAGGGTGATGAGGATAGGTTGGAATTCAACGCTCTCACGGGGGTAGTTGTTAATCATAAAAGCATCCCTTCCCAACGGCGCTGGGCTAGTGTGGCAAACTTATTGCGCTCGCCAAGGATACCATCAGCTTGTTTAGTTCCAAGGTTTGCAGACTCATCTCGTTCTGTCTGGATCACTCCAGCCCACTGGCGTTGAAGGAGTTCTCCTGCCCATGGACGAGGCATAATCTGACCATAGAAAACAGTGTCATGGTCAGTTATTGGGTTAGATCTTTTTACCTTTGAGGATAACCCTGCTGTTACGCCTAAAGATGAACCAATCAAAGAATTTAATGTAACTGTTGCTGGCAAAGAAACATAAACATTGGTATTTGTGTTAATCAAACTGTTGACAGAAGCATCAGCAGCAAGCCCCGCAGAAATCAAAATTGATGAATTGGAGTTTACTGTTCGTGTGGCATTTGAGGTGATTGTTGTTGTTGCCGTTAATGATGAATCAGCAGATCTTAAATAAACCAGTGTGGCTGGAAGGGATGTGCTTACCGTTGTAGATGAGCTTATGTTTTGATTTTTTGTGGTATCGGCTGATTGAGTAGCCGTAATAGAAAGGGATGAACCTACAGGCTGGTTTTGTGAAACACTGGCGGTTTGAGTAACCGTTAAATCAGTTGATGCTTGAGCATATTTAGTTATACTGAAATCGGCAGTTTGGGTAGCCGTTAAATTGGTTGATGTCTGAGCATATCGAGTTATATTGGCATCAGCAGTAAGATTTGCTGCAAAAGAAGAAGAACTACCTGTAAAAGTAAGAAGAGCAATTAAAGCTGTAGTTGTTGCGGAAATGACAATAGAAGAGCCAGCATTAACTGTGTTGCTCCCAGAGTTGTATTGAACCCCTGCCGCGTTATAGGCAATGTTCTCGTTATAGATTGCCATCGCTTATTACTCCAAAGCTATTGTTTGTTGATCCAAATCAGTCTGCGCCGTCAGCACATACTCGCCCTGTCCACACACATTGCACTTTGTCACAACCTGAGCATCCTCAGCGTTGCGAGTCTCAATGTAGTAGTGACTGCAACAAGTTGAGTTGTATTCATATTTGATAGCCATTAGGACTCCTTAGTAGTAAAGAAAGACAACGCCGTTACCGCCTGAGCCAGCAGTGCCTGCTGTGGAAGCCGCGCCTCC